CATGAGCCGCGCCGCGCAGGTGGCCGGTCATGCCTTTGGAAAACTGATTGCCCGCGTCAACACCGGCCTTGTGCCAGTTAGCGGCTTTGGGCGTTGCCTGCATCGCATGGGCGGAGGCTTTGGCCGCGTTAGAAATGCGCTGTTGGGCCGCCACAATCTGACCCGCCGCGCGGGTTGCGGCTGCAGCCTGATTGGCTTCGGCCTGACCGGCCACCTGCGCGGCGCGGCTCATGTCATCACCGGCCTTGATCGCCGCCTCGCCGGATTTGGCGGTGGCGGTGCTAAGGGCTTCAGTTACTTTGGTCTGGGTTTTGAGCGCCTGGTCAACCTGATGCGAGGCCTTGAGGGCGGTGGTCGTGCGCTTGTCACTGGCCACATCCATAGCGTGCTGGGCTGCGGCAACCTTGTTGGCGGTGGCCGAGAAGCGGTCAACGGCTTCCAGCACAAACTGGAAATTCATGTCTTGCTCGCCTCCCGGATCGCCTTGGCTTCGGCCTGGTCATATCGATATTGCTGATCAATCCACCAGCCCATTTCGGCCAAGCTCATGGCCATCAATTCGCTATGTCTCCAGCCCCGCCTGATCATGTGGATATGATTCAGCGGGCTGGGCAATATTACTTTCCCGCTGCACCCGCCGGATCATTCTTGGCCTTGCCGCCAAACAGGGTGCCGACGATCTGCAGATGATCCATGGCCGGGATAAACTCGGCATAGTCTTCCAGCGTCAGACGCTCACCGTCAAAGGTGGATACTGCGGTGATGAACGCGGTCTGCACCACATCCTGATTGGAGCCACCAAAACGCTGGGCACGCTGCCATGCGGCATAGGGCACAAATTTGGGCATGGACACTTTGACGCCGGTGACATCCAGCACAAATTCCGTGTCACCCGCAGCGGCGGCTTTGAGCGCGCGCAGCTTGTCCACCACAGTCGGCTTCGCCTCCTGGGTAGCTGCCGACTGATCGGCGGCGGCTGGATCGGCCTGGGCACCGACCAGAGTATTAAAATCCACCATGACTTACCTCCATTTACGTTGAGCGAATTCCTGTCCAAAAAGTCTGCAACTTTTTGGGAACGCGCTTTAATTCGGCCAGACCGGCTGGCCCATGACATTGTTGACCTGACGCATCACGTCGATTTCGCGCAGCGGCGTCGAGGAATTGGACAGGGTTTGCACGAAGCGCAGCGCCGAATATTCGGCGTCGCCTTCAAAACTCTCGCCCAGTTTGAACGGCTTGCCGTCGAGTTTGCGGATCAACATCGTGATCATGGTGACCAGCCGGAAACTGTTGGCCGCATTCAGCCCCGCCGAATCAAACACATCCACATAGGAATTGAGCGAGAAGGTGATTGGCACCGTTGGATTGCACAGACGCGGATACAAATCCGGGTCCAGAAAATCGATCGTCAGTTTGCCCGTCAGTTCCTTGAGCGTGCGGCCGGGCAAAGAGATGACGGCGATCTGCCCCAGCGTCTCGTGCTTGACCTCCATATATTCGACGGCGGGCGGCGAAAAATCCTTGAAGCGGCCCACCAGTGCCGTGCCGTCGAGATAGACATTGGCGTTGGTGATCTGGCCGATTTTGACAGCGTCCATGTGAAACTCCTTATGCGGTCAGCAGGCCAAGCGCCGTGTTGACGAAGTTGAGATCGATCGAAGAATCAATCGTGATGCGGTGCAGGATGCCCATGACAGCGAAGGACAGTTTGTAAAAAACGCGGCCCTCATTGGCGATCTGCCGCGCCGTGTTGCGCTGGCGGTCAAACGCGAAACTGGAGCCATAGAGCCAGCCGTCGCCGCCCACGCCCTTGGTGGCCAGATAGGCGCGGACATTTTCTTCGACCATGTCAACGACCTGCGGTGAGGCAAAGTCGTCGATATAGGGCAGCGTATAAAATAGGATCGCATCTTCCAGCACGTCGGCAGTGGCACGGCCATGCAGCCAGGTCATCTGATCAACCACGGTGGGCATAGCGGCAGAATGCGCGCCATAAGTTTTGATGCCGGAACCGTAATAGGTCATGGCGGTGACGATGCCCGCGCCGTTCAGCAGATCGGTGTCAGAATTATAGGACTGCGGCAGGAAGAAAATATCCGTCTCGGTTCCGGCGACATCAGGCATGGCCTGATTGGAGGGCGAACGGTGCGGCCCGATCTGGGAGCACAGACGATTCCACACACCGGTAAAATGCTGGCTGTAAGGCTGCAGGCTGTTGCCGCCGGTCACCGGATCAAGCGCATTGACCTGCGGGAAACAGATGACGGCACGGTTGGAGCCGGTGTTGTAATCACCGCCAACGCCGCGCGCTTCGATCGCCTGCTGCTTGGTCATGCCGGGCGGCATGTCATAGATGGCATGGCCGCGCACATCATTGGCGACAACCAGCATCTTTTCGCGCACACCCTGCAGCGTGGTGAAACGCGGCGCGATAATCTTGCGTGGGAAGAAACCAAATCGCGGATAGCAAGCATAGGCCACATTAAATCCTGTGGCATTGCCAGAGGCATCAGTGGAACCGACCATGTCAACGGGGCTGACCTGCGTCGGGTCGGGCGCACCGGCAACATTCTTGTGCACATCGGGATCAAAGATATTGTTGACCACAATGGTGCCGACGCCCTTGCCATCCGTGTCCTTATTGAACATCGCCGCCAGAGCTTCGGGGATCGAATAACCACCGGCAGTGGCGGCATTGCCGAACTGGGCGGCGTCGGCAAGAGTGCGCACGACAACCGGCTTGTTGATATAAGCCGCGCGCTTGGCGGGCGTATCATAAAGCTGATGGATCGGCGCGGTGCCCTGCAGATAGGTAATCGCCGCCTTGACATCGGTGACGCTGGATGTGCCCGTAAAATTCTCGATGACTTCCGGGCCGTGGTGATAGGCTTCTCCCGACATGGGTGCTCCTTGATTTTAAGGGTTGTTGCCAGCGGGCGCGGCCTGCGGCGCGGGCTGGACGTTCGCGGCCGGTGCATTGACCGGCGCATTGGGAGCGGCCTGGGCAGGGGCGGGTTGCGGGATCAGCCAGCCGCGCGCCGCCCAGTTGATGACCAGCGGCAGAGTGTCCGGCAGATCGACACTGCAGCCGGGATAGAGGTTGCCTTCGAACAGCGCATCCTCCGGCTTGTCATCCGGGGCTGACGGGTTGCGAATGGTGATGGCGTGCATCGGGCCGTGATAAGTGTATTTCATAGACGCCTCTCTGACGGGTGTGGCCAGTTGCCACCGACTGCCGGGATTTGGCCCCGGAACATGATTGTGTAAGTCCAGATCAGGCCGTCCTGACTGGTGAGGCCGTCTTCGACCGGAGCCAGCGGGCTTGATCCTTCGACCTGACGGTTCTGCAAAATGCGCCGGATGGCTTCGACGACATTGGGCGCGCCCGTCTCCCCCTGGATGCCACGGGCCAGAACCGCAATATCAATATCGAAGCTGCGCTGGAGCATCGCGGCCATGGCATTGGCCTGTCCGGTGTAACGCGAACCGCGATAGTGGACGATGATCGCGCCGTCATATTCGCCGATGTCAAATTCAGCGATCCTGTCAGGCATAGCCGCCACGCGGAAATTGCCCGGCGCTTCCTGCGTCAGAATTTCGACCAGGGCCGCAACGATGCGGCCGGGCCATTCTAACGGGCGCGGCGCTTTGGCCGCTTCAAACTGGGCCGCGACGGCAGCACTGGGGGATGAAATATTGATCATCGCTGCGCCCCTTCAACCGACAGACGCCAGCCGTCGAGAACTTCCCGTGCTTTCGACGGATGCCCCGCAACGGACACGCGCATTTCGGTGGCGGCAATATTGTTTGCGCCGGGCTGGTTGGCGTCGATCGCCAGACGGCCGGACTGGATGTCGCGCAACCGGGCGATTGCATCCTCATAGCGCTGGCGCACTTCGGCATTGACGCCGGACTGGTCACCCGCCTTGTAGCGCAGCCGATAGAAAGCGATGTCAACGCAAAAGCCCTTGAGCAGATCAGGCACCGGCACAATGTCGGAGGGATAGCGGGCGCGGATATAACCGGTGATCAGATCGCCAGCCCAGGCGACAGCGGCGGCAATCTTGGCCATGTCGAGACGGCGCGCACCGCGCGGGCCATCGCCCGCCACTGTGTCGGCTTCTTGTGCGCCTATGCGCTCGACAAATTCATCTGCGCTCAAGATGATCATGGACAGGCTCTCTACCCCTTGAAAAAGTCCCGGAGGGTTTCCCCTCATAGCTGCCGGGCCAGCTCGCATTGACCCTGACGGGTCGGGTATTCTTGGTCAGTTTTACTTGGGGGGCTGCTGCGGCTGTTGCGGAGCGGGCGGCTTCACGGTGACCGCGCCGGACTTGACCAGTTCGGTGGCATCATCAATGCCGAGTTCCACGCTCTCGCCCTTGTTGTAAAACTCACCGTCGAGCTTCACGCGGCGCACTACGGTGCAGCTGATTTTCTGGGTGTTGGTTGCCTTGGCCATGTCGGTTCCTCAAATGGGGTTTTCGATCAGGAAACCGGCGTCAGTGCCGGTGACCACCGGCGCGCGCTCTTGCGTGACGCCATAAATCCAGGACTTGCGGTCATTGTCCCAGTAGGGCTGTTCGACAATCGGATAGCCGTCGAGCCGGTAGCTGTAGCCATAGGACGGCGACAGGTAGGTGCCGTCGCGGTTGACGTAGGCCAGCGTGGCGGCATTACCCCAAACAAAGGTGGCGGGCGTATCGTCCGGCGCATCGGTGGGCAGATAGACCGCCCGGCCAACGATGACCTGCTCAATATCGAAATAGGCCGCCAGCATATCGACGGTGATGGATTCACGGCCGGTATATTTGAACTGGTCTTTGATCTTCGGATGTTTGCGCAATGCGGCAAACACTTCACGGCCAATGACCAGGGTGTTGGGCTCGACGCCAATCTTGGCGGCGACGGTCAGCTTGCCGTCTTCGATCTGGGTGAACGGATCAGAATTGGGATCAGTCCATTTGTCAGTGCCCGCCACCGCCATCGTATTGCCATTGGCATAATTGGCTGGGTTGCTGGCCAGATCGGCAGCCAGCTTTTCGTGACCAAGATCAACGACGTTGAGCACCATGTTGATCGACTTGGACGCCATATCAACGCCGGGCAGCTGCGCCGCCTGGGCGATTTCGCGCGGCACGATGGCGTTAAGAGCATCCTGCACCAGTGCAATCGGATCGGATTCAAAACCGTAGGTCACCGTCTTGGTGGACGCACCCGGCGCACGGCGGGTGTTCATGATCCGAAAGCTCTCCTTGCCGAATTTGAGCACCTTCATGGAGCGCTGCGGCACCGACACCTGCGGAAACAGGGCGGCAAAGATGGTGGCGGCATTGACGTAACCGCGTGCCTGGGTGGTCAGGATAGGGTCAATGACCTGCGCCTGATTCAGGTTAAGATTGTTCGGGGCCATGTGTTATCCTTTTACGCAACGCTTAAAAAGCTGGACTGGGTTAGGCGGGGAAGCGGACGATGCGCACGGGATAACCCGCGCCCACCACGTCAGAAACGGCGCGGCCACAGGCCGGATCAGCATCGGCGGCTGGAACAGCACGGCCACTATCGTCGCACTTGATGCGCTGGCCGTGATTGATCGGCGCACCTGCCTCAACCGAGAGACGGCCTGCCACATAGGCAGCATAAAGATCGCCGTCGCGGGCGTCGGTCGCAGCCACGCCATAGACCGGATCACCTGCATGGGCCTGCGCCCCGCTATAATTGACGAACCGGCCGCCGATAATCGCGCCGGAGGCCTGCAGCGTGTCGGCCAGAACTACGTTGTTGTCATACATTGGAGACTGCCTTTACCGAATCGAGGAAAGAGACTTTGGGATTGGCCGCCTGGTAGGCCTGCGCCTTCGCCAGAACTTCCAGACCGGCACTGTCCACTTCGCGCCCGATCGGCGCAGCGAAGCTGGCACTGCCGCCGCCCTGTGCGGGCAGATCGGCGCGGCCATATTGAACAACCGGCGGCTGGGATTTGAGGATGTCGCGGATGACATCGACAGCCGGAGCACTGATTGTCGCACCGCCCTCGGCAAATGAAGCCGACGTGTCGGTGCCGCCCAGCGCATCGAGCGCGCTGATCAGCTTGACCTTGGAGGCGGGCAGCAAGCGGCCCTCGTTGACCAGGGTTTCAGCAAAGCTGGCATTGGCATCGTGGCGCAGCTTGTCTTCCTGCGCTTTGAGCGCCGCCTCTCGGCGCGTCAGTTCAACTTCACGCGCCGCAGCTGCGGCGGCATCGGCATTGGACATGGGATTTTTCTCCGGTGGTTTAACAAGTGGTTTGACGGGCGCGGCAAAGCCGGGCGTCTTGTCGTCGTCATCGCCCTGGGCATCGATCCAGCCGATCGTCCAGGCGGGCATGGCCTTGTCAGCTTCCTCCAGCCCGAACTTGCCGATCAGCCAATCGCGCAGGCCGCGAAACTGCGAAGCGACGTCTTTGAATCCGGGGTCGCTGAATTCGGCAGAGGCGAAAGTGACAACGCCATCATCATTGGCCGATAGCTCAACCGGCTTGAGGCCCGTGACGGCCGGTGCCGCGCCGCCCAGAAATCCGATGTGTTTGGGATACCAGGTGCCGGGCTTGGGATTGTTCGGGGCTTCCGGCCGAAACAGCGATAAAGAGATGCGCTTGTAACGGCCGTCCTTCACCGCCTGTTCGAATTGCGGTTCCAGCTGGCTAAGGTCGGCTGTCAGTCGGGCCACCGTGTCGTCATAAGCAAATCCGGCGGCCCAGCCATAGGCGGGACTATCGGTGTTGGGGTGACCGACAACAGCAGGCGCGGGGGACAGGGCGGCGTCATAGCGCGCGGCCAGCGCTTTAAGATCATCAGCCGTCAAAGTGACAGCTGGCCCGCTCATTGGCGTGAATGTGCCGGGCCGGAAAACCTCTATGGTGCGACTCATAATCCCTCACTGCAGGACTGCAATTGAGATTTGATTTGGCACCAACGGCGGGGGATAAAATACCGGAACTGTTCCGGGGATTCGACTGCATCGAACCGGTCAACAATGCCTCAAACAGGTGGGCGGCGCAACCTCACGCGGAACGGCCCGTGCCCGTGAAATTAAAATCGATTCTGACGGGTATTCTAACGCGTTAGAATCGGGTGGTTTTAAATTGCCGCTATGGATGGCGCTCCCATAGGGTTGAGTGCCGCCAGCGAGGCTTTAAATTGAAGTCCATTTTTACAGGGTGAACCAGTCTTCAACGGTGTTTGTGATCGCCTCTTCGTCCTTGGGGCCGATGCCGATATAGGGGCGCGCCGGAATGGTGACCGACTTGACGAAGATGCCGCCCGCCTGTTTGGTGCGCTTGCCGCCGATCATCATCCCGGCCGCAATGGGAATGCGTAAGGTTGATGCGGCACGTGGCATGATCACCGCGCCAAATTGCTGCACGGCGGCATAGACGGTGTTGGGGCCGAACTGCAATGTGTCGCCCACGACCTGATAGTTGAGCGATCCCATCAGGCGGCCGGAGCGGCGCATTAATGATCCGCCGCGCGCCAGCAGTTTGGTCAGCGGGCTGTTGTCTTTCCAGGGCGTGCCGTCCGGCGCGGTCTTCGAGGTGAAGCGGTCGCGGGTGACTTTCAGTTCCGTCTCGCCAATGTTTTTCAAGAGACCGGGCAGATCGGCGGCTTTAACTTTGAGCGCCTGGATCAACTCCTTGAAGGCGGAGCCTGAGTCTTTGCTCATGCCTGTGCGCAGTTCAACCAGTTGGGACAAGTCCATTGAAAAATTCCCTTTAACAGACTATATTCTGTGGGCTTGAATGGCCTCCATGGCCGGGGTCGGAAACATTCAGGCGCAAGGCGACCGGGCCATAGGTCGCCTTATTTATGCAATGCCCAGGGCATTCATATAAAGTTCCAGAATGGCTTCCATTTCCTGACGCTCTGCCCGGTCGGTCTTGCGGATAGCGACAACCTGGCGAACGACCTTCACATCGTAGCCACGGCTTTTCATCTCGCCATAGACTTCTTTGATATCGTCGCTGATGGCTTTCTTCTCTTCCTCAAGGCGCTCCACCCGCTCGACAAACTGTTTGAGTTCGTCGGCGGCAACGCCCGTCTCGGCAATATCTTTCATGCTTTACTCCTGCGGTAGAGCAGCGCGCCGCTGCGTTGGTTCTCCAGATAATTGGCCTGCGTCTTGGCGGACTTGCCCGCTTTGGGCGGAAAGGCCGTCACGCCGCTCCACCCCGCCTTACTCCATTCAAACACGGCATAGCCGCCAGAGGTCGGATCATAGCGCAGATATTTACGCACCAGCCGCTTGCCGCCCTTGGGGTCAGGCTCCCAGCTGACCCAGATTTCATCAGGGTCTTTGATCGCTTCGGCCAGACGCGGCAGATCAGGGCCGCGTCCCAACTTGTTCGCCTTGGGTGCGCCGGTGGCTGTGCGAAACATCGAACTGGAAATCACCACAGCATTGTCAGCCTTGTCGCGGAACATCGCGCCCTGATCACGGGTGGCACCGAATTCTTTTAAAAAGGCATCCTCATAGACCTGCGACGACTTGCCCGCTGGCAGCGCCTTGGCTTTGATCGGCGTGGCAATGTCGCCGATCGGCGTCAGATTGTCCGGGCGCGGCATGTCGCTGTCTGACGCGGGCAAAGGCTTTTGCAATTCGGCCGGAACCAATCCGCGCTCCCAGGTCTGGCCGGGCGCATAGTCCCAGCCCAGATCACAGCCGTTGGTCACCTGCACCTTGTCGCCGGTGGCCGGATCAACCTCTTCATGGGTGCCCAGTTCGGGCGCAGGGTCAGGGCCGTCCTTGCCATAGCTTTTCAGTTCGCGCTTTGAAACCGGATCAACGCCGCAGGTGCACAGCCAGCCGTTCGGCGGATAGATTTTATCCCAGACCGGATCGGTGGCGTCCAGGATCAAACCGTCCAGCGCCAGATGCGAGGGGCGCGGGCTTTTGGGTTCGCGGGTTTGCCCGTGCACATAACGCCAATAGGGCCGCAGCCGGAGCACATCGGGATCGCGCATCTGTTTGTAACGGCCTGCCTGATAAGATGTGCGCAGATTGGTTTCATAGATAATCCGGGCGCGCCAGGCGCGTTGCTTTTCATCGGGCAGCCAACCGTTCTTCGCCGCAATCGCATCGAACTGTTTCTGGAATTGCTCCAGGGTTTCGCCCTTGGCAATGGCATCATCAACCGCATGGTGCAGGTCGTTCAGCATGTCTTCCTTGGTAACGCCCGCGACGACAAAGCCCCGGTCATGACCGCCCTTGGTGACATCATTAAAGCCCTTGGTGGGCAGGTTCACCTTCTGGCGGTGATAGTCGATCGCATCCCCGAATGGCTGGTTGAGCGCGTCAGCAAACCATGCGGCGAATTCAGCCCTGTTCATTTTGCTTGATCCACAACATCTGCCCGGCCGCGCAGATCGCTATTGGTCAGAGCCGCGCCCAGCAGCGCCGCGATCTTGGCCGTCGAAAGATTGGGATAGATTTTGAGCAAGGCATTGGGCAGATCGCGCAGCTCGCCACCCTTGCTAAGGAGGTCATCAATGACGCCGCGAATCACACCAAGCCACTTTTCAAATTCAGGCTGGACGTGGGTTTCCAATGTGTCGATGTCCTGGTCCAGATCGCCGTCTGCTGAACTGGCGAACTCTGTCGTATCATCGCCCGTGTCATCGCCGGGCGGCGCATCGGCTGGCGGGGTCAGATCGGGAGCCGGATCATTGGCCAAAGCAGGCGTCAGATCGGTTTCCATGATCTGTTCCAGTTCAGCCTGTTCGTCGGAGGGCACATAGCCGAGCTTACGTAGCGAGGCGACATTGGCCAGATCGGCGGCACGGCGCGCCGCCCGTGCGGCCTTGGCGGTTTCTTCCGCCTGTTCATTGGCCGGACGCTTGAATACCAGATTGGGCGGCTGCCCGTCAGACGCATTGTAAGCCGTGATCCAGCCAAACAAGGTTTCGCGCAAAGTCGCGGCCAGCATGTTGCCGTCGCCGTCAATCATCTCATCTTCAATGCCCACATGGGTTGAGGCGGCCGCCTTCGATCCGCCACTGACATTGGTCGATAGATTTTGACCCAACACCGTTTCTGCCGTCTGTTCATCCCAGTAACGGCACCAATCCTCATGGGTTAATGTGCCCGACACGGCAGCCGTGGCAAAAGAAATTTCGGTGCCGGTCGGAACCACCAGGGCGCCGTCAACCAATGCCCCGGCAATGGCGCGCATCAGTTCGTCCTGCTGGGCAGGCAAAGTGCCGATCGGATATTTGGCCACCGGCAATGGCGTGGCGAAACGCTCAAGCGCTTTCATCCAGAAGGCCACGCCCTCACGCTTGAACAGCACATGCCAGAACAGCACGCGCCCCAAGCCCCAGCCATAGGGATCGCTGGATAAATCTTCAAACCGGTGGACGATGAACTTGCGTTCGGGCAGATCAATGCCCCAGGCCAGATTGTCCCATGTCAGCAATTTGGGATTGCGGTCTGCGTCAAAGACAAAGCGGCGCTGATCGTGTTTGACAATATTGCTGGCCACAATGCCGTCAGAAGTTTTGTCCCAAACCACTTCGCCAACAGCAAAGCCCATCAAGGTGGCGTCCAGCAGTTCCAATGCGATGCGCTGCATGTTGAGATTGCGCAATTGCGCTTCAACCAGCTTGGCGGCTTTCTTGTCGATCCGCGCTTCTGACGCCGGTTCAATCGTCCATTCACGGCTGATCAGTTTACGCTTGCGCTTTTGCAACACCGAATAGGCACGCCCGTCTTTCAGCACCTCACGATAAAGGGCAATGCCTTTGCCACCGCCGCGATGCAGCAGGGTTTCATCCTGCGGTCGCAGCACTCGGCTATATAAAGGTATGGTTATGTCGTTGGTCGGATTGGCGATCAGTCCGGGCGGCGGGGCGGTTGGCGGCTTTTTAATCTCGTTCATAGTCTGTATCCGCTCATAGGATTGTTCGCGCCGCGCGGCAGATGCCTGATGGTGGTTGGATCAAGCGGCGTCCCGGCATAGGTGAGCGCGCCGCTCCACAGCATTTCCAAAGCGTCCGGCCCGTCGTCATGTTCGCCGTCCGGCCATTGCGTCAGCTGTTCAATCAATGTGGTTTGCGAAACGTGCAGACGAATCAGCCCCGCTGCCATCGGTGGCTGCAGCCGCTCGATGCGCAGGCGCTTGTCCGTCAGCGGCTGCACCGGCATGGCCGCCAGTGGCACGCCCGCTTTGGCCGCGCGCTTCATGACTTCGGTGCGCAGGAATTCCTGGAACTGGACACTCTCGGCAAACCAGAGCGTGCACTTATGGCTGCGCTGCATGGCGATCATGTCTTCGCAGATCACGTCCGGAAGGCGGCGACGGATGCTGGCTTCCAGAACATCCAGCACGCCGGTGCTGGTGTTAAAGCCACCCACCAGAATGGCTGAAGGATCGCCGCGACCGGCCCGCTTGCCCAATGAGGGATCAAGCGCGCCGAAGGTGATGAGTTTGGGGATCGTCTGCACCCAATAGGTCAGAGCCTTGAACGGCGCATTTTGTGAAACCGGATTGTTCTGGCGTTCCGATTCGAACGCAGCCGGACTTTCGGCGCGTTCCTTCATCAGCATTTCCAGCGGCTGTTCTTCCGGCCAGTTGACGACAGCGCCCTGATCCATGTCGGTGCGAAGCGCGGCATAGAAATCGTCGGCTTCATCTTCGCCTTCATTGAGCAGGATTTCCTGCCAGGCGTCCCATAAATCCATACGGTCAGGATAGTGGATGATGGACGCGAACTTATCCGTGTGCCAGCCCGGCCGCCGCGACAGACGCACCAACACCGCGTCATTCATCAGCAGGGTGCCGACAATCACTACGTCGATCGAACCATCAGCCGGGCCAGCTTTCAATACGGCTTTGAGCACCCAGCTTTCCAGCTTGTCGCGGTATTCGGGAGAGCGGACGTTTTCGTCATTCTCAATATCATCGAGAATGAACAGATCAGGACGGTGCGGGCCATGGCGGCGTCCACGCACTTTCTGACGGCTGCCCACCGCTTCCAGCTTGACGCCATTGCGCATGACAATCTCGCCTTCACGCCAGACGCGCCCGCCGCCCACCACGTCGGGAAAGTCCTGGGCAAGACGGGGGTTTTCTTCGAGTTCGGTTTTGATCGCAGCCAGCATGATGGCGGCCTGATCATAAACGTCCATGCCGATCATGATGTAACGGCGGCGCTTGATGACCGCCACCCACAGCGAAAACAGCTGGCTGACCAAAGTCGATTTGGCCGCACCGCGCGGTGCGATCTTGATTTCGCGCGCGCCCTTCGACGTATTGTTCTGCACGATTTTGGGCAATGCCTCAAACAGATGCAGATGCAAAACATTCGGCGCTTTGGTCAGATAGTGCGGAAAGTAGGTTTCGCAGAAATACCGGAAGCCCGTCTCAAGATTCTTGACCGCCGCGATCCGCGCCGTCCGCGCTGAGGGGTCGGTCGGAAAGCCGGAGACTTCCGCCTCAATGCGCGATCGCAGTTTTCCGGTGAAGTCGGCAATGGAATCGCGGAAGGTGTTGGGCGTCAGACGGCTCATTTATAAACCTCTGCCAATGTGTCGCCAAAGCCCTCCAGCGCCTCCAGCAGATCATGGGCCGCGCCGGGGAAATTCTTGGCGACGTAATCACCCAGCCGCTTGATCACGTCGAGCGCCACACCCAGTTCCGAGATTTTTGGACTGACGCGCCCGGCCGCCGCAATTGTTTTGTTGAAAGCATCCGCGAGGCTGGCCAACATCTTGACCCGATCAGCCACGGCAATGTCCGGGCTTTGGGTAATGGCGTCGGTTGCCGCCTTGAACTGGATGACGAAATCCTCAACCGCCTGACCCAGCACCGCGTCCCGGCCGGAGCCGGTCAGGGTCTGGGCAGTGCGCACCCGATCCCAGTCATCGCCCATGTCAGCGGCTTCGCGCTTCCAGCGGCGGGCCGTGCCCTCCGGAACTCCGGCTTTCAAAGCCGCGACGGGAAGGGTCAGGCCGTCATTGATATAGGCCAGGCGCAGGATACGGGTTTTGGCAAGGTCACGCGCCATGTCATTCGCCAACTCTGGACTTGAGGTTTTGGGAAATCAGTTCAACGCCCATGCTGGCTAACGATGGCGACGGGCGCTTGACGCCCTCAATGATGACGGCACGGGTGACGTGATCGCGGCCATGATCAGTCAGATAAGCGACGCGCACCGATCCCTTGGGTTCGCAGATAATGGCCCCGACGCGCGTCAGAAAATTCAGCTGTTCAAACAGCCATTCGCGCGGCTGGTTGATGCCGAATTCGGTCAGCAGCGCGCTCAACAGATCGGAGTTGAGCGACATGGAGGCCTGATCATGCAGCGCACGCAAGATGATCAGGCGGGCCTGTTCCTGAATGAGGAGTTCCATATTCATGCCGATTCCTTGTGGGCGCGGGCTTCGCGCGCCTCTTCGAGAGAGAGTTCCTGCATCCGCTGCACAATTGCGGTGACCGGTTTCAGCTGTGCAGACAGGGCCTTGAGTTCACCGGCAATATGGGCTTCCAGCCGCGCCTGGCTGATTTCGAGGCGGTTAAAGTCGGATCGCTTGGGCAAATCATTGAGCTTGGCTTCGATCGCAACGATGCGATCCTGATGCGTCCGATGATCTTTTTCGAGAGTTTCAACGCGCGCGCCGCTGGCCTTGCCGTCAACCTTCTCCAGAATGTGCTGCACCTGATCGGCGCTGGCCTTTGAGCGGTTAGATATGACCACATAAATCAGCGTCACCAGTGCGACGATGAGCGATCCGAACTGTGCGATATTGCCCCATTCCATTATTGTTCACCCCGGCAAATCCGCACTGCATGATCCAGTCTGACCTGTTCGCTGTTCAAAAGCTGCAGGCCGCGTTCCTGCGCGTGCGCCTCCAGCGTGTCTGCGACGGCCAGCATCTGCGGCGCATCCCATTGCGTCGGAGTGCCGCACATCGGTCGAAGCTTTGCCGAGATGTCCGGGCTATTTGTCGGAATGATTACGGCGTGCGATGGCGGCAGCGGCCCGTTGGCGCAACTCGTCAGCACGGGTAAGAGGGTCAGCAGCAGGGGCAGAATCAAGAGTGGCTTGAGCATCGGCTTTCCCGTTAACGGCTTCGAGCGTGGCATTTTCGGCAATGGCCGCACCATCGGACTGGGTGGATATTTTATCGGCACTGGCCTGGCGACTGGCGGCCAGACCGGTCAATTTGACAATGATCTCCAGAAGGAGCGGGCCAAGAGACATCAGCAGTTTGATCATGGCCAAAACTCCCTCATTGATCCGGTTCCAGAGGAATCGAGATGACCATGGTGCCGACAATCAAATGATTGGAGCGGCGCGATTCGCCGAGCAGCTGCGCGGTGAAGGTCAGGTTGCCGGTGCGTGGATCACGCACCGGCTTGATCCGGACTTCGGCCCGCTTTTCCACAGCCTCCGCCAGAACCGTTTCCAGCTTGCGCTGATCGTCCATGGTTTCAGGCTTTCGGCTGCAGCAGATTGATCAGCATCTGCAGCTTCGAGCCCAGACCCACGGCGATCAGGGCCTCAGCGATACCCTGCGGAGCCGAGACATCCACATGCAGACCTGCAGGCAGCATACCGAATTGGTTGGCGATGGCGGCAGCCGCCAGAAGAAGTGCCCCGGTAAAGGTTTTGCCGCGGCCGATAATCGTGCTCATATTCATGACTTGCTCCGTTTCAGTTGAATAAAATATTTGGGACTAAGACGGGTCGCGCCCTTGTCATCAATCGTGGCGCGGCCCGTATGAATTGCGGATAAGATCAGATCGCCCAAGGCACCCCAGTTGACCTGATCAATAACCCGATAAGTCTGGCGCTCGACCAATTGCCAGATCGGTGTCATGCGACAACCCCCAGAACGCGCTTCTTGAATGCGTCCATTGGCCAGGCTGGCCCCGGATCAATCTTGCGGTGCGGGGCGATGTCGTCATGCCCGACAACTTCCTTAATGCCATAGGCTGCCAGGATCGCCCGCGCCGCGCCGGTTGCCGCTTCAACCTGCGCCAGGGGATAGATTTCCCAAGGGCATTCACCACCGTCGCCGTTCTTGTGAGTGGCGATGACGACCTGATTGGCTGGCACCGGCTTGTTGGTGAGGCGATCAAAATAGCCATTTGGGCCTTTGCCCAGCAGGCCGGAATTGACCATCTCGATTCCGATGGCAAATGAGTTGCAGCCTTCCTTGCCGTTCCATTTGCTGACGCCCGCGTGCCAGGCGACTTTGTCAAACGGCACCAGCTGGGTGATGACGCCCTCCGGAGAAATCACCAGATGAGCCGAGACACGGTTAGCCGCGTTGCCATCGGTCAGCGTGCGGATTGCCCCGGTCGTCGAAGGCGATCCGGTATAGTGCATCACCAGCAAGGTTGGCTTCATGATGCCGCCGTGATTGGGCGACGGCTTCTGCATGACATATGCCCCGCCGATGCAGAGCAGATGGTTTTTGACGCTGAACATTTAACGCTCCACGATTGTGTAGGTGACGGGGGCAGAGCCGCGCGCCAGAATGCCAAGCACGCTGGCTGCACCGCGCGACAGGTCGAGACTACGACCGGTTGATTTGGCCGGGCCGCGATCATTGATGCGCACACTGACTGACCGGCCACCGTGGCGAACGACCAGGCGGGTGCCGAATGGCAGAGTGCGGTGAGCCGCCGTCAGAGCGCGCGGGTTAAAAATCTCGCCATTGGCTGTATGACGGCTGAGCCGTTCGCCGCCGCCATACCAGCTGGCATAAGCAAAATGGGTGCGTGGCAAATTGGAGCCGGTCACCGGAGCGGATGCATCCAGACGCTGACCGGAAAAGATCGCTTCCAGCAGGCCCGCGTGGGCCGGAGCGCCGGAGCAGGCGGCAAACAGAAACAGCAAAAGGATCGGAATGAAGCGCATGATTGACCTCACGTTGGTGAGGATTTTATGCGCGAGGGGGATGTTGATTAATGCCGGAACGGTTCCGATAAACTTAAAACAGACTGCCCTGGCGGCTATCCATCCGGTTGGAAATCTCAACAACCCGGCGCACCCAGCGTGTGGTGCAGCCCGCCTGGCGGGCGATCTGGTTAATCGTTAAATGACCTGCGGCCTTGAGGTCAATGATCAATCTTGTGCGCGCACGGCGCGACAGGCTGGATCGTGGCACAGTAATCTGGCCAACGCCATAGAGTTCGATCAGACGGCGGGCATGGTGCTCGCCCATAATATTGAGCGGCGATTCTGCCGTCCATTTAACCGGCACATAGATTTCCAGTCCGCCAAACGCGCGCAGCACCGCCTCTGCGGTTTCATGGCCGCAATGATCGCGCAAGGTGCGGTAAACGTCGCTCACGGCTGCACCCGTGGCGGAACATAGTCCGGCCCGCGATCAATCCAGTCACGCAAGGTCGCAGCGGTTTGGGCGTCGATCCAGTAGCCCAGATAGTTCGTGCTGCAAATGGTGACGCCATATTGTTCCAGCTTGCGGCGCAACTGACAAATGGTGACCTGCACAACGGTAATTTGGGCTTCCGATTCTATCGGCCATATCGATTGAAACAATTGTTCGCGGCTCATGGCGCGCGGAGACCGTTGGTATAGGCAGCTCAATATCGCCCGTTGCTTGCGTCGTCCCAAGCCCAGGACATGCGGCCATTGGATGTCCGGCGTCAGCTGTTCGCGCAACTGCCGGACTTCCTCTTCCAGTTCCTCAACACGGTTGCGCAGCGCCTGGCTCATGCGGCCCCCCGTTTGCGGACGCGGTTGTAAAGAACTGCGGCAACGGCACGCCAGCGTTGCAACCCTTTGGAATAGGCCAACTGGTCAATCTCGTTGTCGAATTCCCAGATGCGCGGCATCAGCCGTTCAACCTTGGCGCGGTCAAAGTCGGCATAATTTTTGTCATGCAGCAGCAGATCAACGGCCTTGATAAGGCTGGAGGTCAGCGGCGCTTCTTCGGCTTTGGCACAAAGCTGCAGCACTTCGCGGGCATCGCGCGCGGTGCGGCGGGCGACCAGTTTGCGCAACGACGCCAGTGCGCAGGTTTCGTTCACGGCATATTCGCCGCTATGAGGCGGACAGCGCGGAATGGTGATGCCAGCGGCCGTGCAAACCTGCAGTATGGTTTGTGCATCTTCGTCGCCAGCCACCGCCATGGCATTGAACAACGACAACGGACTCATGGCCACGCGATCGCGGTTGTGACCAATGAAGGCGTCAGCACGTTGGCCCAATTGATCGGCCTCGATGATCAGCGCCGGGATTTCCGCAATACCGCCGTGCATGAATGCGCCGATTGACGTGTGCTGACCGTCCACCAGTTCATACCAGCCCGCCTGTTCGCCGGTGAGTTCGGCCACGATTGGCGGCTTGAATTTGCGCCAGTCATAATTCTCGACAATGTTGATGATCAACTTTTCCGATTTGCGGTTCAGATCGCGTTGATAATCGTCATTGACCAGCAGCCGATCGACACGCACCCAACCCAGACGCGGCATTTTGGTCGGTATGGTGTTGGGCTTGAGCGGTCGGTTGACCTTGATTGCGGCAATGGGACGCAGCATGTCAGTGCTCCTGTTTAGCGAGTGCGGCGCGAAGCTGTTCGCCCAGACGGTTGGCAAAAGCATCCAAGTCGCAGGCTGTCGAATTTTTGGGCAAAGAAATTTCTTTAACTCCGACTGATGCCAACCGTCGGGCAATCGCCTCCAGCACGGCCATTTTGCGCGCCGCACTCGCTAAACCGCGCGGCCAGATCACACCGGCCTCACGGGTCAGCCATTTTTTCAGGGCCTCAATGGCGCGGCGCGCATCCTCGCTATTCGTCAGAAAGCGGGTATGGCTCACGCCAGTCTGACGCTGCACGAAGGCGATCAGCGCGGCGTCATCGCGATTCTTGACGACGCCCAGATTATGCCCGGCGATCCACAAAGCCTGCAGCACAGGCGCATAGCGCCCGGCCGCCGTGTTGCTCTTGGTGCGGCCGGTGTTGCCGGTCGAAGCGCGGAGCGTGGCGATCAGATGATCCGCCTGGCGGGCGTTCAGATCGCGTGATGAGGCCGCGCCTGTTTCGCGCTTGAGCAGCGCGCGGTAATCATCATCGGACAAGCCGCCCTTGTTGGTGAGCGTGTGGATGGTTTTGATCTGGGCGTTACTGATCCGCATGATCGTCTCCCACCAGCGTGAGGGCTTCCAGCGGAACGGAATATTTGTTGCCGTTGTCGGTGCGCACGGCGGCGCGTTCCGCCATAAACATCTGGACGATTTCGCCGGTATAGACAGTTTCGGCGCTGCCCCATTCGGGCACGGTGAAGGACACGCGCTGGCCAACGGCAAAAGTGTGGTCAGTCGGAAATTCAGGCACCATCAGTTCAGCGCGGGCAACGATATGAATATTCATTTCAGATACTCCTTCGAGGCTTCTTTCTGACGCTCATAGAGGTCAGCGATTTCTTTCATGATCGGGTTGATGCTGGGCGGCTGTTTGGCCAGATGCTGGCGCACGATGCTCATGCAAATTCCGGAATTGAGCAGCACACCGGCCAGACCGTTGATCAGGCCAAGGTCATCGCAGATGAACTTTTCCAGCAGGTCGAAAACGCCTGACTGGAAGGCCATGATCTTGGCCAGTTGCTCCTGGTTGTCTGGCGTGCTCATGCGGCCTCCTCCGCCCGATAGACGGAGATTTCGTCATCGGTCATAAAGCGCCAACCCATAGCGGCGGCGATTTCGTCCGGATGGCAAAAGCCCGCGCTTTCAATGATCAGCAACGCACTGCGATCATGTTGCGGCGCGGGCAGCGGCACCGGACTGTCGATCGTCAGCACCCGCTGTTCGCCGGTGGCGTCTGCGATCAGATAAATTTTTGCGCTCCAGCGCATTCCCGGATAGGTGCTCATGAACGTTTCCTGATTTGTTTGAGCCGAGAAACAGGCACGGTAATTTTTTCGGCCTCATCGCGCGTGATGCCTTTTTTCCAGACAGCAACGCGGGCCTGGTCGCCGTCGAATTTGAGGATTTCGACGACGTGGCGATTACCCCATTCATCCGTATAAAAGGCTGGATTTTGATTGGAGTGTTTCAGGTGGATGTTCGTCATCACGCGCCCTCCAGACCGGCGGTGAATTTCTGCTCCTTCACGCTCGCCACTGCTTCCGGAAAAATGGCGCGAACGGCTTGACAGATGGGTTCCACGTCGAACGGTTGCCCAGACAATTCTTGACCTATCAAGGCGATGCTTAGGCCTTGGGACAACAAGACGACGGCCATGGCAAAAATGAGTTTCGCGTCAGGCTCAATATATTTGATGGTGACATCACCAATCTCGTCGGAAAATTTGCCAGCAATATTTGTAGTGTTCGTCATGGCTTGGCCTCCAGATCGACTTCGAACGGTTCAACCAGAAAGTCTTCGCCTTCCGATCCGATGCTGATTCCGGCAACCAGCCGCGCCTTGTCCTTGTCGGCCAGAAGCGCTTCTTTGTTGATTTCCTCTGTCGTGCGCAGGAACGTCGAGAAGCCCAGAGACTTGATCGCCTCAATGACGCGCTCGACATTCGAGATGCGCACGCTGGGCGGGCGCAGCCGCCAGAAAATCTTCCCGGTGCCCAGATCGAAGAACTTGACCTTGTTGCCGTTGGTCAGAGAGACACGGTTAGCCTCTGACCAGACTTTCAGCCCTTCGGTATGGGCGTTGATCTGTTCGCGCAATGGAGCGGCTTTAGCCGCAGCCAACAGCTTGCGGGCGGAAATAGTGTCATTCATATCTGCTTCGATGCGCGCGATCTGACGCGATAGCTCGCCGATGGCGCGCACGGCATTAGCCGCTTCGTCGCGGTTTTGTGGCACCGGTAGATTGACGCCGAGCATTTTGGATTTGATGCTGGATTTAGCCACGGAAGGTTCCTTTACGATTGGCGCTGGGCGCGGTGGAAAGCGGGGTGCAGCACGATGGTGCCGCTGGCGATGCCGTCTGCGATCGCGCAGGTCAGGGCATCGTCGGGAATGTGCAGGGGAGTGCCGCTCAACTCTTCCAGCGTAACCACCAGATCGAGACAGGTTTTCAGGATGGCGCGCAGATCGCTGGTTGCACGTTCGCCCAGCACCAATTGCTTGGCGGGCTTGATGCTTTCGATCACGTCATTCAGAGTGGATTGCAGCAATTTATTCGGCATGGGCGCGCTCCCTATTGGGCTTGGCGTAGTTGACGGGGTTGAAACAGCAGTGCTGGCAGGCGCGCCAATGATCGATGGCGGCGCGCGGGCCGGACGGGAGCGGGGTTTCGCGCTGGCTCTTGCATTCAGCCGAGCGGATGTCCCGATTGAGGAACGGGCACAAAACCCCTTCCAGGAAGATTTCGATAATGCGGGCGCGCATCCTCTTGGTGCCGCCGATGTATTTACCGGCCAGCGCCATCGAGACAGACGGGCGGCTGTAGCCCAGCCGCAACGCCACTTCGGCAATGGTTGAACTGGCCACTGCATTGCGCAGCGCTTCCAGTTCGCGCCCGGCCAGCTGCTCGTAGTCAGCCACGGGTCGCTCCCTCAACATTGAAGTCGACGAAGCGGGTGGCAGTCGCGCGCGGGGCAAGGTCGCCAGTGTCCTTGATCAGCCTGTAAACCTTGTGGCCGTTAGAACTGTCGCCCCTCATATGGCTGAACGAGCGGCGCTGGGTCTCTTGCACATAGCCCGCCTCAATCAGGCGATTGACATAAAACCGCAGATTGCCAGTCGTCTCCCCGTCTGCTGCACAGGCCGCGCGCAGGATAATATCGGGCAGCGTAAACAGGCCCATTATTCTCATGGCAGTCCATGCCCGCTGCCTGAAATCATCTTGAAGATGTGGCACCAAAGGGCTGGGCGGGCGCGGCCCGCGCGGCCCTGCCAACAATTCGACGCCTGCAGCCAAATGATCACGGCCCATATCCGTGAGGTCAAATGTTCCAGGAGCAGTGCGGTGTAAAAATCCTTGACGCACCAATTTGCTGGCGACACTGGACGTTTTGCTGCGCGACCGCTCCAAGTTCGCCATAAGCTGAACCGTGGTCTGTTGGCCGTGTTGATCAATCATTGCCAGCATGGACTGCTGTAAATATGCGCGGCCAGTCATGACGCACCGCCAATCATCGGGACGCGGATCGGTGAACCAGTGCGCCGGTCGTTGATCAGCACCTGTCCGGCCAGATCAGTCAGCGCGACGGCGCGCGCGCCATTGTCGGCGCAGCGTTTGCCGATGCGCTCAACCACCGCAATCGCCTCTTTGATTTCCCGGTTGTATCCGCCAGTCACGCGATGGGTAAATTCAACCAGATCGTCGGCCACCGCGACATCGCAAAGCCCGTCATACAGCGCCCGAACGTCGGCTCTAGTGGCAGGCTCAAACCGGACATATTGCGAAATGCGGCTGGAGACTTGCGGGAAGGCCGTCAGGTTGTCGCGGATTTTACCCATGCCAACCAGCACAAACACGATGCCCGAATTGTCGGAGAAGTCGCGGATCGTCTCGATGATCCGGCTGTTGCGGCTCACGTGATCCGCCTCGTCAATCACCACCGCGAAAGGCTTCTTGGCGAAGTCCGCCTGTGTCTGCCGATGCAACAGCGATTCCAGAGCGATGAAATAATTCTTCTGGAAGCTGTGTTGCGGCGACACACGCAGCTTGGCCAGCAGATCATTGAGGAACCAGTTTGGCGACCACTCTTTGAGCGCCCGCATGAACACAACATTGTTCTGGGTGGCCCACCATTCCAAGGCCGTGGTTTTGCCGAGGCCAGGTGCGCCGTCAACCACCATCAGGCTGCATTCAGCAGCACCGCGCCGCTCAAGGTTCTTGAGCGCAATTTTAAAACGGTTGGTGTTTTCGGTTTCAACAAAATGATTTTTCATCTATATTTACCTTGTCTATGGGTTAGACCGCTTCGGTGTGCCGGGTTCGCTGTTTCGTGAGCCGGTCGAGGGCCACACAATCCAGTCCGTGCCGCCGAAGCTCATCCACCGTTGTCGGACTCTCCAGCATGTCGCGTATGGCTTCGCGTTGCATGTCGCTGACCTGTGTTGGATTTGCCAAACACCACGCGGCAAAATCCTCATCGTCAGCAAAAGCTGGCCCCTGTCTGGGAGGGGCGGTGAAATTGGCCACGTCTGCGCTGTCACGCTGAACAGGGTCTGGCGCAGACGCGGCCTCAAGTCCGCCGCGCCAGGGGGAAGACGGCGCGGCGGCATCACCCGCCAGGGAGGCAGCGGGTTGATCTGGGAAATAGGGATTGGCAGCAACCGGAACGGGCTGCGCTTCGAACATGATGGACGGCCGCAGTTCGGCCTCGGCATCGTCCACCTTGCGTTGCAAACGGCGAAGGCGACCTTTGGCTCGCTTTTCACTGGCAATTTGCAGCTCGGACACGGGATAGTAGCGGGTCTTATTGCCCTCAAACTGGGCTTCACAAATCAGGCGGCCAGGCTTGCGCTCGCCATTTACCAATTCAACTTCTCGGCACCACACCTTGGAGGCGTCAAATACGTCGAACAGGACGAAGACATCCTGACCGTGATAGCGGTCGAGGTCGTTGGAAAAATAGCGATTGGTTCCACGCCACACGATGCATCGCCGCGCTGCACGAATTTCGGCTGGATAAAACAGGTCAACCAGTTCTGACGGTTCGGCCGGAATGATTTCGCAGCCCGCAGCCACCTTCGAATCCCACAACTGGTTGGGGCTCATGTGGCGCTTACGCCCTAGCTCATCGCGCACCCATGGCAGCGAGCGATGTGGCCGGTTGTTATAGTCGTTGATATAAGCCTCAACCGCAGCAACAAATTCTGGCCATTCCGGCAACAGCTTCGACTGACCAAAAAGCGCGATGTCGCGGCGCGTCCGCTTATGCACGGCTTGCGCGGCTTCTTTGTCCATGCCCGCGCCCAGATAGGTGGGATAGATTTTGGCCAGAGGAATCCAGTGCTTTTGGAGGCGCTCAACATTGCCCTTCGACCATGAATGATAGGGCAGTGCCGTTTTGGCGGTGGTGCCCAAACGGGCCAACACGCCGGTCAGGTCATTGCCCAGCCTATCGTTGACATAGCCAGAACCACGGTCCGTATAGAAGATCGCAGGAATCCCTATCTGGGCCGCCCGACGCAGAGCGTCGGCAACGCCCTGCGCAGTTTCTGACAGGCCAGCGGACCAGCCGACGATGCGCCGCGTGGCCACATCTTCGATGGTTGTGATTTCTGGCTTGAACGGCTTGCCGTGAATCGGATGCGCCACTTCGGCGTCAAAGGTGGTGCCGTCCGCCACATAGACATCGCAGGGCAAAAGGTCGCTGGTGTCGCGGGTGACGTAGGCTTGGCTGGCCCGAAGTGCCAACTTACCGAAACGACCTTTGTCGCGCTCAAGATGTTCGAGCTTTTTCACCGCCTTGCGGACTTCGGCATACGATGGTGCCGGACCAGGCCCTTGCCACTGCGCTACAAATTGCCGGTGTGCCTCGGCAAGGCCTGGCTTCTGCGGTCGTTGCCAGAACGGCAAAAAGTTATCAAGCCATGAAGGTCTGATGGGTAGGTGGCCTGAAATTTTTGGCACAAGCGCAGTCGCGGATTCCTGCCGCTTGGATAACCAACGAAACAGGGTTGCCCGTGACAGGCCGCGCCCGCGATCATTGGCAATCCTTGCTGCTGCTTTGATCTCGTTAGTCAAAGCACCGCTTGAATAGGATTTAAGAAACATGGCCACAGCCGCCGTGCGGCCACTGCTGTAATAGATAGCGATGCGGTCAATTTCCTGCAGGATGGTCAACCGCGCCGCTGCGACTTCGCGGCTGCGATACGTCAGAACTTCTTTGCGAAAATATTCCTTCTGACGGTGAGCCAGTTCCTTTCCGGATGCTATCAGCGCTTGTTCGTCAGTCGCCTTGCGAGCGCGGCGCGCCAGTTCGGCGCGGGCAGGTTCCGGTAGAACGCTCGTATCAACTAATTTTAATGGCCGTCCGTTTTTACTTTTGACCAGCCGGATATGTTCTTCGTTCGCTACCGATATGATTTGTTGAGAAATATGGTTTCGTGATTTTGGCAATTCCGGCAAGTTTGCTTCAGCAAGTTCGCGAGCAGTCAACCACAGCTTCATTGGCGCACCTCCGGCTTGTTGGAAGTGCGCTTGCCTGCTTTGTCATACCACTGCGGCCAGATGTCGTGAGGTGTTACTCCAAGAAAATCCGCAATGGCCTGTTGTGCCTTTGGGTGCGGTTTATATAGCGATGCACAGAGCGTCGTTCGCGCGAAACCAACTTCGACGGACAGTCGCGTGATCGATGATCCGCGCTTGCGAATGCCCGCAATGATGTCCTGATGATGCCAGCCTGCCATTGTGCTTCTCTTAGATGACACGCCAGACGGGGCGTGTTAACTATATTGGGAGTTCAAACTTGTTGGATGCTCCCATATTTGGGAGTATTGGTCAAGCCAATAATAGGAAATTTGCCAAAGTGGGGAGTCATAAGGAAAGCGAACCAAACGAAATCGAGCGAGCTGTAAAAGCTCGCCTTGACGCGCTTGTGCTTAAAGTTGGCGGGCCAACTGAAATGATTAAGAGAACTGGCATTTCCAGTTCAAGTTTCTATAGATATTTGCAGGGCAATGCTCCACCGCTGCGCATACTGACCATGATCGCAGAAGCATCGGACGTGCCGCTCGAGTGGCTAATATCTGGGGAGAGAGCTATCAATATTGATAGCAAAAATCAGGACACTTCCATAGATGATAGTTCGGACGTTGTTATGATTCCCTTGGCGAGTGTGGCAGCCAGCGCTGGTCACGGGTGTTTCGCGAACGAATCTTCCAAAGAAAAATTTCCGTTTTTAAAAAGCGGTCTAAGGAAATTTGGTATCAATCCTGCAAACGTCGAATTCGTCAGAATAAAAGGCGACAGCATGGAGCCGACCATAAAAGATGGAGCGGTCGTTTTGCTGGATAGGTCAAAGACCGAAATACACGAAGACGCTATTTACATTTTGTCGTTGGGTGAATACGTGCGAGTGAAGCGTGTTTTGAAAAAAACCGATGGAACTATTTCTTTGATTTCCGATAATAAGAGTTTGTATCCCGAGGAGACAATAGACCGGGCCGAGGCGGAAAGATTGATTATTCACGGTCGGGTATTTTGGACAGAGAGATCAATATGAAGACTTGCTCATTTTTTGTGGCGTCAGTTTTGTATTCGTCGGCTGCACTCGCAGGTGCGTTAGTTCCAAAGCCGATAGATATTGTTGACCTTGTCGTTGATGGCAAGAATCTGTCCGGAGAGATGGTGACTGTCGGTAAGTGTCAAATTCAGGATGGTGGTAGTTTGTTTATGCGCTGCCGAGTTCCGGGAGCCCAGTTTTTTATTGATGCGCAATCTCTGGAAAAAGACGCCTTGAAGCGATCAATGCGCCTGTGCCACGCGGGCTTTGTAATCGACGATTTACCAGAATGCACGGCAACCGTTACGGGCATCGTCCAGCAGCATAATAACGCTATCCAACTTCATGATGCCACCATTGTTTGGGCAAAACCCTGAACGAATTTGGACAGAACTCTGTACAAAACAATTTCAGGAAGTCGGCAGATTGTTTTTATAGTTCAAGGCGTTGTTGCTTTTGTCCTCGAATTTGAAGTTTTGTTGGCAAACTTTGCCGATTGCGCGTCGGGAATATTTTCCCATTCCTCCCTTGCCGCGAAAAACTCAATGGCGGCAAATGGTTGGCTTTGGCCGCTAGTGGCCGGTGGCGATTCCTTGGCGTCCGGGTTCCGGGTAAAATCGGCCACTTTCAGTCTCAAACCGCCACGGCGATTTTTGCCCGTGCTGCGCCCCATAACTCTTTGAATTAAAACTTCAAATGCCCTTCGGGCCACCGGCATTTTTCTAGTCTCAAAGATATGATCCCCCTACAAAGTCTCGAATGTCACCACCTCATGGTTCAACACGGACGAGATCGCCAGCGTCACAAAACTCTGCAAAAGCTGCACCTGCGAGATGCGCGCCGTGCCGCCCATCGCCAGCGCCGCATTCCATGCAAAAAACCCGACATACATGCTCATCACGCCCAGATAGACAAAAGCCCCCCACGAACTTGCCGCCACCAATTCGGGATGCGCGGGTGCCAAAATCAGCGCGCCGGGCAATGTCACCGGCAGCGCCAGCACCACGCACCAGGAAATCACCTCCCAGCCGGACATTTGCGCGCTCAGTTGCGCCGAAATCGCATAGCCCAGCGCCGTGCACACAATCGCCGCCAGCAACCACGCATCGCCCGCCTCGAACGTGCCGCCGCCCGCCCGCAAGGCGAAAGCGACCACCAGCCCCGCAC